ATCAACTTCGGTTGGTTTAAGGATGCAAAATGAATCGCAATTCCCTCTGTCTTCCAAGGTTTCTCGTAAGCTTTGTTAGCGTGAGTTTTGGACTGGTATTATGACATACGTTCCTTTTAGGAAACATACGCATTTATGTATGTCTACCTTCGATGGTAACTGGTACCGCACAATGTGCAGCTTGGTCAACATTCGTGATAGAACATCCCAAACAAGGAGCACTATATGAAGAAAAAGAAGAAATTCGATCCCTTCACACCCCACGAAACTGTCGCATACTTAAAAGTCTTTGGACTTTCACACATGCAATCAATTGAGGTTGCTAAACTTGTTTCTAAGTGGTTGTCTAATAATGGTGTCGAGTATACTGTTAAGCGATTAAAAATGTATAAGCTTGCTTATATTAATTTGATGGCTGGTATACCTAACCCGTTCAAGGATAGCCCATGGATCGCACACGAAGGTGTGAGAATCAAGGGTCCATTTAAACACATTTTTAGTCTTGATCATCAACAGGCATTAGGATGCCTTCTCCTCTACAGTTCTTTCGTAGCTGAGAAGCCCCTAAAGGCCCAAGTCAATAAGTTCAAGAAAGCAGTTGAATCATCCCCTGTGTCAATGTTAGACACTGGGATTGACCCTGTTATGCTTGACCAATCACTGTCTGATTTCAAACTGGTTAACTCTGGTTTCTCTTCAGTAAGATCCTGGACTTCCAGGGGCAAAACCGTACCCTTCATTACAAAGCGACTAACTATCGCACCTTGTAAGGTGAGTGTGTCAAGCATGCTTGACAGTTTTGTTATCCCCCAGATCTCCTGGTTCCTCCATAAGGAAGGAGTTGTTAACCTACCTTCTGATATCTATGCCATGTTTGCGAAGAGCTCAATCGAAAGATCTGAAAGATCTCTTCGATACAAGGAGTTCAACAATTACGTTGGTATGATATCTTTCATACAGGAGCCCGGTCTAAAGTTAAGAACCGTGGCAAATCCCTTTCCGGCGTATCAGTTGGCTCTCTCGAGATTAGGTAGAGGTCTTTATGACCTTCTACGTAAGATCCCTGAGGATTCAACTTTTAACCAAGATGCGGCTGTCATAGATGTGCAAAATTATCTTCGTGAGGGTAACCCTCTCATGTCGATTGATCTTGCCTCAGCTACTGACACATTCCCT